CATCCATACTTTCTAATTATACATAATATTTTCTTATATAATAAATATGGCTAGTAAACCATTACAAATAAAGTGTAAAAACCCGTGTGACATTGAATTTTGGGCAGATGAAGGTTCAGAATTGTCATCGCAAGGTTTTGAAGAAAAAGAAACTAAAGGGAGCCATAAAATCTATCATTTTGATAATAGTAAAAATTTTAAATTAAATCTAAATAAAAGTAAAACTGGTAAATTAAAATATAGAATTATTAGTACTGGCGAAGACCAAAGCGAAAGTGAATACGAAATTTCTAACTCTAACGTAAACAGTTCGCATTTTTCTAGAAGAAGATCAGAAGCAGATATAAAATATGAAGATGAACCAGCCGGACCGGCACATAATAGTTGTAAAGCACTCCTTAACTATAAAAATAGAGAAGGATTTAGTTGTTATTATGATAGTTTATTTTTTGCATTATTTGCATTTCCATCTAACTTTATCGCAGCTCATTTATTTACTAAAAAAGATTCTGTAAATCAGGACTCTTTTAATAGGATTTTTACTTATTTACATAAAGTTTCCTTATTTGAAAAAGACAATGATTTTTGTCTAGCACTTCCAGATGAGTTATTAATTAATCCATCTAGCCGAAATGCACAACAAGATGCCAGTGAATTATTAAGCAAAATATTTGAAACATTACAAATTACAACTCTCGTCGAAGAACAAACAGAAAATTCTCAAAAAAAACAGAGTAACGCCTCAATACAATCTATTTTTAGTTCAGATGTCGTACCTATCATAACTTTAGGCAAAAATACCCATTTTTCTGTTGATGGAACTACTATTATACTAACAACAACAGAAAACAATTTTTATTCCATACCAAAACATCTAAATAGTAAATCAGATGAAATAAAAGCGGAGAGAAATAGAAAATATGAAATATATCAACAAAGTATCACAGCAAAGAGGAGCCCGGAGGAAAGAGCGCAAAAATCTCGGGACTTAGATGCGTATACTGCATTGATATTGCCGGAAGAGGAACGAAAAAATTTTACATATCATTCAATAATAATAACTAAAAAATATAATTTACAACACCAACAATTTATTGTAATTAAAAATGGCGGAAAAGAAAACAAAGATATCGGACAGATCACACTTATAGTTAGTAGTGCAAACCAAAGCTTGAACTTAAATCAAATTGTATGCAGATCGGGTGATGAAGGTGGATTTGGTGGTCATTATGTATGCTATTTTCGTTGTCACGATAAATGGTATTTATATAATGATATAGGTAGTACTAATATTAAATTCATTGGTTCCAAACTGAATTTTGAACAAGGTTATAAGTGGACATTATTATTCTATAATGAGGTTAATCCCCAAAAACCTGAATAAAATAAATACATTACCTATAAATTATAATGTATTGATTTAATTACCGCAATAGTTATCTACGTGAGGCGGAACAGTGATCTGATCCGGAATCTCCCCAGTAAAATATGATAACGGTAAGGAAACGCGGTTGCCACCACGTTGATGTTTCTTCATAAACTTCTCTAGTAGGTTACTAGGAAAGGAGCGGTCACCATCCATCATTCGATGAGACTTTTCCGGATGTAAAACATAGTACTCGGCTAGCATTTGTTTAGCATCCGCCTTAGAGTATCTCTTCATGTTTTCATCGCGTTCTTGGTGTAAGACATCCACAATATCATCATCATGAGCATCACTAATGTCAATCAAGTTGGCAATGATACCGCGCATGCGTTTTAAATGATCCGAGTTTTGACCGCCTTTTTGCATATCACTTTGACAATTTGACATATATTTATAGCCACCTCCTACTTTGGCACCCATTTTAGCCATATCCGCAGCATCATAGAAGCCATATTCAGGGCGACCATGATAGGAACTGTCATAGACGGTGCGTCCATGGGCTCCTTCGCCACCTCTTTGCTTCTTTTGCTGATTTCCACCTCCTACTTTGGCACCCATTTTAGCCATTTCTGCATCGGTATAGAAGCCGGTTTCAGGGCGACCATAATAGGAGCTATCGAATACGGTACGTCCGTGGGCACCTTCACCTCCACGTTGATTTTGTTTTTTTTGTCTAGATCCACAACTCATTTATAATATTATGTGAGAAAATTTATATTGTAATCTAGATGAATGCGCATTTTGGCATGGCAATCATCTTTGATGAATGTCCATTTTAGCATGGCATTGATTCTAGAATCAATGCGCATTTTGGCATGGCATTCATCAAAGATGAATGCGTAAGTAATATAAATAAAAAAGATAGTAATAATCTAAATTTACTTATATGGGTGGAGATGACAACAAACAGAAACAAAAAACGACAAAAAATTCTTCTACCGTTAAAGAAGATATGACGCAAGTGAAGAAACAGATTGCGAACAACAAATACACAATGTATAAGAACAAATTATTAGGAGAAGGTAGTTTTGGTAAGGTGTTTTTAGGAAAAGTCAATGAAACTAACGATATTGTTGCAATTAAAGTAGAAGAACCCAAACATAACTATTTGTTAAAAGAGGGGTCGATTTGTAAAATGCTGACGGAAAAATCTGATGTGCCTACTGGATTCTCTAAATACTACTGGTATGGAGAAGATACTGAAAAAAACAAGTATCTTGTATGCGAAGCACTTGGTAAATCTCTACAAGATCTACTAGTGAAATCGGGGGGAAGCTTTAGCTTAAAAACCACCATCATGGTGGGTTTCCAAATTTTGAACCGAATAGAATATTTACATAGGAATAATTTTATCCATCGGGACATCAAACCTAGTAATTTTTTAGTTGGAATCGGTAATAAAAAAAACACCATTTATTTGGTTGATTTTGGTTTATCAAAAGAGTTTTGTGATAAACAAGGAACACACATTGATTACCTTAAAAATAAGTCCTATGTAGGAACCATTCGTTACATGAGCATCAACTGTCATAAAGGAGTAGAGACTTCTCGAAGAGACGATATGTTTAGTTTCATTTATATGTTGTTCTTTCTATACTATGGTAATCTTCCATGGCAAGGAATGAATGATGCAGATAAGAAGAAAAGACTAAAGGCTATTGGTGGGATTAAAACAGAATTCAACAAGAATCCAAATAAATTTTTCCAAAATCCAAATGTTCCACAATCCTTTAGTAACATCTTAGACTACATTCGTAAGATGAAGTTTAAACAAGCCATTGATTATGATCGAATTCGAGAATACCTAGTAGAAGATATGATTCATCACAAATATAATTATGACTATGAATGGGATTGGAATAAATGAGATGTAATCTCATTTATGACTGGTTTTAATCTATCATTAAAACCTTGGAACAAGTAAGCATAGCTTACTTGTGACATTTTAAGTAAAAACGTATGTAAATTGGTATAATTCACATATGACTCCATATGTAAATGAAACGTGACAAAATTTCATTTAAATATTTCTTGACTGTAATAATTACTTGAAACATGTCAGAATATCTTCGTTCCTTGCTATCAGAGTTTACAGCTGTTGTAGACACACAAGAGTTACTCGAAAAGATCGAACAAGGAATTACGGATTCAATGACAAATGATGAATTGGATGCATTGACAGCAGAAACAGCTATGGCGATGAGTACCAAAAACTATGAATATAATAATATTGCCAGTAAGATCGTCATTAGACAATTGCACTCAAAGATCAAAACTAGCTTTAGTGAAAGTATGGAAGAGTTGAATGCTCTAGATATTCTCCATCCGGAATTTATCCGATTTGTGCAAGAGAATCGAGAAGTATTGGATCGTTCGATTAAACCGGAACGTGATTTTACATTTGATTATTTTGGTTTTAAAACACTAGAAAAAAGTTATTTGCAGAGAAAGAATGATGTTATTATGGAGACACCTCAATATCTATTGATGCGTGTTGCTTGTGCGATCCATCGTCCTTATGTTGATCAAGTTCTACAGGTTTATGAAGACCTAAGTCAAAAGTATTATATTCATGCTACCCCTACCTTGTTTAATGCCGGTATGAGATACCAACAGCTTTCGAGTTGTTACTTGGTTGGCATGCAAGATGATAGTATTACGGGAATTTATGATACACTAAAAGAATGTGCACAGATTTCAAAATGGGCGGGTGGAATCGGTGTACATATTCATCAAATTCGTGGAAAAAATAGTAAGATTAAGAGTAATAATGGAACCAGTGATGGAATTATTCCAATGCTCCGTGTATTTAATGATACCGCTCGTTATGTGAATCAATCGGGTCGTCGTGCAGGAAGCATTGCTATCTATTTGGAACCATGGCATTGTGACATTGAGGCTTTTCTAGATTTGAAAAAGAATCATGGAAATGAAGATGAGCGGGCGAGAGACTTGTTCTATGCCTTGTGGATCCCGGATTTGTTTATGAAACAAGTGGAAGCGGATGGAGATTGGTATTTGATGTGTCCAAACCAATCTGTTTTACAGAAACAGATTGTGGGTTGCAATAGCGTACCAAATCAATATTCCTTGCAAGATGTTTACGGTAAGGAGTTTGAGGATATGTATTGGAAACTAGTAGAAGAAAAGAAATTTACAAAGAAAATTAAGGCTCGTGAGTTATGGACACGTATTCTACATTCACAAATCGAAACAGGCGTACCATACATGTTATATAAGGACGCTTGCAACCAAAAGAGCAACCAGAAGAATGTGGGTACAATTAAAAGTTCTAATTTATGTGTTGCACCGGAGACCTATATTCTAACAGATAAAGGTCAAATTCAAATTCGAGAGCTAGTGGATAAAGAAATTAAGGTATGGAATGGAGAGAAGTGGTCAACTACAAAAGTATTACAAACAGGTAAACAACAAAAACTAATAACGGTTTACTTGAGTAATGGTGCACAAATTACATGTACACCATATCATAAGTTTCTGGTACAAAAAGGTTATTATGATAAAAAAAGTATTAAAGATGCGACACGTTTAGATGCTGCACAATTAACAAAAGGAATGAAACTAGTTAAATGTAATCTGCAAGTTGTTCAAGGGGATACTGCAAATGATATTCCTCATGCATATACTCATGGATTTTTCTGTGGTGATGGCACATATCATAATAATCCGAGTGGTTATATAGGAAAAAGTGTATCATTGTACGGTAATAAAAAAGATCTAATTTCACATCTAAAAATTCGCAGTTCCACATTGAAAGAGGATGCTGTTGGTCGTATTAATGCTATGTTACCTGATGAAATACCTGATAAATATGTAGTACCACTTAATTCATCTGTTAGATGTCGTCTAGATTGGCTGGCTGGATTACTTGATGCAGATGGAACAGTTGCATGTAATGGAACAAATCAATCTTTTCAAATTGGTTCTATTCATTTCGAATTTCTAGACAGAGTAAGACTTATGCTTCAAACATTGGGTGTCCAAAGTAAAGTAATGCTTGCACATAGTGATAGAAGAACACTTATGCCAGATGGAAAAGGTGGAAGAAAAGAATACGATTGTAAACCATTATGGAGAATTTTAATATCATCATGCTCTGTTTATTTATTACATTCTCTTGGTCTGTCTTGTCACCGTCTTCTGTTTAAAGCAAATAAACCACAAAGGAATGCTGAACAATTTGTAACAGTTATATCTGTTGCAGATGATGGTCGTCTAGATGATACATATTGCTTTAATGAACCCGAAAACCATGCTGGTATTTTTAATGGTATTTTAACATCAAATTGTACAGAAATTATAGAGTACTCGAGTAAGGATGAGACAGCTGTTTGTAACTTGGCGAGTATTGGCTTGCCAATGTATATAACGGCGGAGAAGACATTTGATCACGAGAAACTTGGTGAAAAGGTGCGACAAATTGTGTGTAATTTGAATCGTGTGATTGATATCAACTTTTACCCTACTGAAAATTCGATTCGTTCGAATATGCGTCATCGTCCGATTGGAATTGGTATTCAGGGCTTAGCAGATGTATTCATGGAGTTAGATCTGGATTGGGAAACACCGGAGGCACGTTCTCTAAATCGAGATTTGTTTGAAACCATTTATTACTATGCACTAACTGAATCATGTGAATTAGCAAAACAATTTGGAGCATATGCTAGTTACGAAGGTTCACCAATTAGCAAAGGTCAGTTCCAGTTTGACATGTGGAAAGATTTAGGCATTGGACATAGTGGTCGATATGACTGGAATGGGTTGAGAGAGACCATTCGTCAACACGGTGTTCGCAATAGTTTGCTTGTTGCACCTATGCCAACTGCCAGTACTTCGCAAATTCTTGGATTTAATGAATGCATTGAACCCATAACAAGTAACATCTATAGCAGACGAACGATGGCAGGTAGTTTTATTCTAGTAAATCATCGATTGATGGAAGACTGTATGAAACTTGGTATTTGGTCGGAATCACTTAAGAATGAGATTATTCGAAATGATGGTAGCATTCAAGAGATGACATCGATTCCAAAGGTGTTGCGAGATAAGTATAAGACGGTATGGGATATTAAACAAAAGGTATTGATTGATATGTCAGCCGATCGTGGGCGATATATTTGTCAATCCCAAAGTTTGAATCTATATTTGCCTAAAATCGATATGAATCGTTTGGGTAGTATGCATTTGTATGGTTGGAAACAAGGTTTGAAGACCGGACTCTATTATCTGCGAATTAAACCTGTTGCAAAAACACAACAATTTACAGTAGAACCTGTCGCAACCGTTTTGCCTAAAGAAGCATCAGCTGCGTCTAAAGAAGAGGAGGATGTAGTTTGTAGACGAGAGGCGGGGTGCAAGACTTGCAGTTCTTAAACTGCAAGTCAGCCTTCTATTAAGTCAGCAAAACATGCAGTTTTTAAAGATACAAGTCAATCTTCCGTTAAGACTTATAGCTTTTAAATTATCAATATTTCTTCTTCTTCTTCTTCTTCTTCTGCTGCTGCTTCTGCTGCTGCTGCTCTTCCCCTTGCTCTTGCTCTTACTGGTTCTTCACAAGAATTTTCTATAGACCATCTAGCAACCGCGCGGTCTATATCATTCCTAAGATATTCTCTAAATTCATCGGTATCATAATAGGATTGAAATATTTTGTTTGTTTGGAAATCTTGCAATGTTTCACGTACGATGGGTTGTAATTGTTTATTTGTAATCATTCCTATGCAAGAAAGGTAACCAGCCAGATCAATATAATTATTAAACATATAGATATGTCTATCTTTTAGATTTTTGCGGAAAGTTTGATTTTTAATCATTAAGAAATCGTCAATTGTTTCATAACCTTTTTTATGATCATCTAATTCTCTTGATTTTAATATATTATGTATAAAACATGCTTTAACTGGATATGCATCGCTTCCAAAGAGGTCTCTTTCTCGTACTCTTTCTCTATAACATAAATAAGAACATATTAAATCACCCTGACCACTATCTCCGATAAAAATAAACTTAAATTCTGGGAAAACAAGAATGTATCTTTGGATGGATTCAAATTTAGTTTCTCCCATAGATTTATATGTGGTATACCATAATATTTGATCAGATCCATTAAGATGTCCTATTTTACTTGGGTATGTTTCATTTTTAAAATACATAAAGGAAGGAGTAAAAGAAGTACATACTCTAGTAAAGAATTCGCGAACTGCGCCAGGGGTGATATCTCTAGCTTGTCCAGCTAACATATCAAGTCCTTTATTATCTCCTTCTGTATAAATAACACCAGGAATAGAATCTCTTGATTCTTTTGCAAGTACTTCTGGACGAGCACTTACTAATGTAATAAAATCGTTTTCGGGTACCACATGTTTATAAAAAGAGACAACACCAGGATAGACGGTATGATTCTGGTATTTAACATTGGTACCTCCTTTAACAGATGACATAATTGTATCATCTACATCTGTTAAAATGTGCCATTTTGTTTGAATACTGGAATATGTTTGAATATGTTCCAATACACGAGTCCTTTCTTGTAATGTCAATATCTCAAAAATAATGTTTGTGATACTATAACAATAATAGCCATGTTTACCTAGAGATAAGATACATACTCCTTTGTTTACTACACTGTTTAATGTCTTTTGAACCATATTATTTAACGGCGAATTCTTCGATCTTAGAGTACACATTGGAGCTGTTGCAAATCTAGATTTAAATTCAGACATATCATCGTTATTTCGTATAGCTAATATATCTCGCAGAAATCCCTCTTTATCAAATGCCATATATAATAGGAATAGAATTTTTTTCGATTGCTCACTATCTAGCTAGAAAAAAATTGACAAGAGGCTAGTCTGGTGCTAGAACAACCGAAGATGAGTACATTTAAGCAAACATTTACGCTAACATACTGCGAGACTGCGGAGAATCACAAGGGGATGCAAATGATCGGCGACATTGCGGAAAAGGGATTGTCCCACGAGGAGCTACTGAAGGCTCGAGATTGGTTCACTGCGAAAGGAATCAATACGATCATGGTTCACCTGAATGATTTTGCACCGAAAGAGGTCGAGACGGAGCCAGCCTACTTGCTGATTGCCAAGAATGGGATCAGTGCGATGGTGGATCCGGCTGAGCTCTATGCCGAACAAGATGCGCTCGAGAAGGATTCAAAGGCATATATGTATGGTCGAGTGGTGAATAAGAAGGCGCGACACAATTTGTGTTTTGCGAATTTCCGGCAGGTGGCGGATTACGAGAACAAGAAAGGTACGGTGGTTCATTTCGATGATGTGCCAAACACAAGAGCGATCAAGGAGACATTGGCGACGATACTACCTGAAAACAAGGACATGCAGAATCTGTTGTGTGAGGGCAACTACTATTACGATACACCAAAAACATTCATTGGGTTTCACGGAGACAAGGAGCGTCGCATTGTTGTCGCAGCACGCCTCGGAGATGACTTTCCGATTTACTACCAATGGCATCATCAATCAAAGCCGGTCGGAAAGCTTTTCAAGTACAAACTGAGTCATGGCGATATGTACTTCATGAGCGACAAGACAGTTGGTTGCGATTGGATGTCGAGTTCAAAATACACCTTGCGCCATGCGGCAGCTCTAGATCCGAAGCTGATCGGATTGTAAGTTCTAATAAACTGCGTTATAAAAAAGGTGCGTCACAAAAAATAATAAAAAAGGGGAAAGATAGAAAAAAATCAATAGATCAGAAAAAAAGATCTATTGATTTACTTTGAACCGTAGTAGGTTTGGTAATATTTCCATGTGTGTACACATGCATCACCATAACTATATTGAGGAACCCATTTAATTTTTTTGGTAATTTTAGTTGGGTTACAGTAAGAAACGGGTAAATCACCGTATCTCTTCTCTTTGATCAATACAGATAAGGGTGCTTTGGTTTTTTGCTTAAATGTTTCTACAATTTCCATGACACTTACTGGTTGACCTAATCCAACATTAAAAATTTCATAATTTTTTTTCCCTCTAGAATCAAATAGATAATCAAGTGTTTGTACATGAGCATGTGCTAAATCACAAACATGAATAAAGTCTCTCATAGCGGTACCGTCTTTTTTATTTTCTACATAGGTATTGCCAAAAATAAGAAATGGTTTTTTATGATGTAGAGAAAATAGAAGATTTGGAAATAAATTTGCCGGTTTGGTTAAGAATTCTTCTCCTAGTAGACCACTCGGATGGTTACCAATCGGATTAAAATAACGTAACATAATTGCTTTGAAATTTGGTTCCGCTAAACTTACATCACGAAGCATCATCTCTTGGATCCATTTAGAGCGTCCATATGGATTGGTAATACCTTTACCGGTAGTAACCATACTTTCACGATAGGGAGCTTTTTTATCACCATATACTGTTGCAGAACTAGAAAAAATAAGACGTTTACAATCATGTTTTTTCATTACATGTAAAAGTTGTAGAGTACTTACTAGGTTATTATCATAATAGGTAATTGGTTCCCGAATAGAATCACTAACAGATTTAAAACCGGCTAAATGGATAACTGCACTAATTTTATGATCAGAAAAAACAGCATCTAATGCGGCTTCATCTTTTCCAATGGTAATATTATAAAAGGTGATAAGAGAAAAAGCATCTGGACCAACAATGGTTTTAATTCGTTGAAGACTATCCTTAGAACTATTAGATAAATTATCAACAATAACCGTTTTGTATTGTTTCTGTACCAATTCGATTACGATATGACTTCCAATAAACCCTAATCCACCTGTTACTAAAATTGTTTTGTTCATTCTGCTACCATAAGATCAGATATTAAACTATCCTTATTTTTTAATGCTTTTTTTAAAAATATTAAAAAAAAAGGAAATGACGTTGACAGGATTCGAACCTGTGCACCTAAAGGTAACTGCTTAGTAGGCAGTCGCGATAAAACCACTCCGCCACAACGCCTTCGTAGTAAATAAGTAATTTGTGTTTAAATTATTTTACAGTTATGTAAAATAATAACTGGCATGCTTTGATGCGTAAATTATTTTACAGTTATGTAAAATAATAACTGGCATGCTTTGATGCGTAAATTATTTTACAGCATGTAAAATAATAACTGGGATGCTTATAAAATAAATCTAAATAATTAATATATGAATGTCTCCCATCCAATTCAATGTAAATATTTAAATCCAGAAGATTGCGAACACTTTAAACCATATTGTATAAAAAACAAAAAAAAAGGATCATGTCAAAGAAGCCGAGATGGACTCGATTTGCCACGCGAACAGGTATTGTCTTATCTAAAAAATAAAAGAAGAGAAGGTGAGACCATACAACAAACACATAAAAAAAGAGATG